GAGCTGACAGTTGAGGAAATGACGATTGGAGATGAAAGCCCAAAAGTTACGAGCCCGGAAGCATCAACCGACTAATCATCGAGATTGCTATCGCAACTGGGATTCCAATGCCTTACTGGACAGATATCGACCAAGTAATGACGGCCATAGATATATTAAAGGAGCGTAGCGGTGGCAGATGAGTTACCAATCAGCTATGACAAGCGCGAGCTCCGCTCAATCATTTCCGCATTTAAAGCGATGGATGACGAAGCCGTTAGCCAAGCTAAACGCGAATCTAGCGCGCTGGCTACTTACGCAGCAAATGAAATCAAAGCCTATGGGCTCTCAAGGACTTTTGGTCAAGAAGCAGTTAGAAGAATTACAACAGGCGTTAAAGTCTCGGCCAGTTCTAAAATCGGAGAGTTCTCTTACGGCTTTGCAAGTCAGCGCTTTTCTGGTGGCGGTAGCACACAAAAACTCTGGGCGGGTTATGAATTTGGAAGTAATCGCTTGCGTCAGTTCCCCAGAAGAACACCAAGCAAAGGTCGCGGAAACGCTGGCTACTTTATCTACCCAACCCTTCGTAAGATTCAGCCTGAATTGATTAAGAAATGGCAAGAGGCATTTTCCAAGATATTGAAAGAGTGGGATAAGTAATGGCTGGCAGTAGAACGCTTAAGCTCTCGATTCTTGCCGATGTTGATAATCTAAAAAAGAACCTTAATGCTGGCGAAAAAGAAGTTGAAGGCTTTGGCGGTAAATTAGAAAAGTTCGGCAAGGTTGCAGCAGCAGCCTTCGCAGCAGCAGCGGCAGCAGCAGCGGCCTATGCGGTCAAGTTAGCCGTTGATGGCGTTAAGGCAGCTATTGAAGATGAGGCAGCCCAAAAGCGCTTAGCAAATGCCTTACAGAATGTAACTGGTGCGACCGAGGCTCAGATTGCAGCAGTAGAGGAGCAGATTCTCAAAACTTCTTTGGCTACTGGCGTTGCTGATGACCAATTGCGTCCAGCGCTTCAGCGCCTAGCAACTGCTACAGGATCAGTAACCGAGTCTCAAGATTTATTGAACCTAGCTTTAGATATTTCAGCTGCTACTGGTAAAAGTGTTGAGGCAGTATCGAATGCTTTAGGTAAAGCTTATGAAGGCAATACTGGCGCTCTTACTCGTTTAGGCGTTGGTTTATCTGCTGCCGAAATAAAGACCCTAGGATTAGAAGGAACAGTTAAACAATTAGCCGATACCTTCGGTGGAGCAGCTACAGTTCAAGCCAATACTTTTGAAGGCAGAATTGCAAGATTAAAAGTCACATTTGATGAGGCTAAAGAAAGTGTTGGAACAGCTTTATTGCCTATTATTGAGAAGCTTTTGACTTTTATAACAGATACAGCCATTCCAGCATTTGAGCGCTTTAAGAAAAATGCTATTGATCCAGTTATTAAATCGGTCAAAGAAAATGAAGATACTTTTAGGGGATTATACAATTTTGCCAAGGAAACTTTAGTCCCATTCTTAGCTGGTGGTTTTGCAGATACTATTAAGATTATTGGTAAAGTTGCCTCTGGAATTGTGAGCGCAGTAGCTATTGCACTAAACGCTTTAGAGCCTATTATAAACGCAGCAATAACTGGCATAAATGCCGTCATTCGCGGATTAAATCTAATTAAATCTGGCCCTGATATTGCTACTATTCAAAAGGTTAATTTCAGCGGATCAACTTCAACTGGTTCTAACACAGTATCATCGGCTTCATTGCCATTTGGAATTTCATCAACACCGAGCAGCGCGTCTATTCCTACAGTTCCTAAAGTTTCAGCACCATCCCCTATCACAAGCACAACACCAAGAGTCACTCCATCAAGTGCAGTTCCAAGCGGTAACGCCATTCCTTCTGGCTTCAATGTTGCTGGGACAGTTGCAGCAAATAACGCTGGTGTCACTATAAATGTCAATGCGCCAAGCGCAATAGATGAAGAAGGCTTTACTAGAGCAGTCATCTTGGCGCTAAACAATTCTACTAATCGCGGAACTACTGGCGCTGGCGATTTGAGAACCTCAGCCCAAATCCTATGACCCTTTGGACTCCCGATTGGAAGATTTTAGTCAATGGCGATGAATTAACTTCAGTAACTTTAAGCAACCTAACTATTACCTCTGGCCGTCAGGATATAAACTCACCTACTCCAGCAGGATATTGCTCACTAGAAGTCATAAATACCGATGGAACTAATTATGATTTTGGTATTAACACAGCAGTAACCATTGAAGTAAAAGATACGACTGGCGCTTATGTGGCTATTTTTGGCGGTCGCGTTTCAGACTTAAGGCAAATTGTCCGCAGCGCAGGATCAAGTGCAGTTATTACAAGTTTGAGAATTACCGCAATAGGCGCATTAGCCAAAACTCAAAGAGCAATATTTGACGGCAATTTAGCTGAAGGTTTAGACGGCGCTCAGATTACCGACTTGCTAGATGACCTATTGCTTTCCAGTTGGAATGAATTGCCACCAGCTGAAACTTGGGCAACCTATGAACCTGCTACTGAGATTTGGTCTGATGCTGGCGATATTGGACTTGGCGAGATTGACGCTGGCGAATACACAATGGCTAGCCGTCAAATTACCGATAGCGTCATTTACCCAATTATCAATCAAATTGCTAGCTCGGCCCTTGGTTATATGTATGAAGATGCTAACGGCAATATCAACTACGCCGATGCCAGCCATCGCCAAGATTATTTGTTAGCCAACGGTTACACAGACTTAGACGCTTCTCACGCCATCGCTTCTGGCATTGGGATAATCCAGCGTCAAGGCGATTTGAGCAATAAAATAATTATGGACTATGGCAACAATTTTAATAGCTCCTATACGGCTCAAGATTTAGACTCTCAAGCCGAATACGGGTTATTTGCCGAGCAATTTAATAGCTATCTAAAAAATTCAGCGGATGTCGAGGATGTAGCAGATCGCCTAATTCAGCTTCGCGCTTGGCCTAGAAATACCTTCCAATCAATTACATTTGCGTTGCAATCCCCAGAGATTGATAACGCCGACCGAGATGCCTTGCTTAATATTTTTATGGGTCAGCCAGTCAGAATTACCAACCTGCCCCTTAATATTCTAGGTGGCGAATTTACTGGCTTTATCGAGGGCTGGACTTTCAACGCTTCCGTCTCTGGCCTCTCAGTCACTTTCTTAGCTACCCCAACAGAGTTCTCGGCCTTTGCCCAACAATGGGCTCAAGTCAATGCAGCAGAAAGCTGGAATAGTGTTCTCAATACGCTAGAATGGCAAGACGCGATAGGAGTTATTAGTTAATGGCCAATACAACGAATTACAACTGGGAGACTCCAGACGATACAGATTTAGTAAAGGATGGCGCAGCTGCCATAAGAACCCTCGGCAATTCAGTGGATACAACTACTAAGGCCTTAAATCCTGAAACAACACTTGGAGATATTGCTTACCGCTCAGCAACCAGCAACACAAACACTCGCTTACCAATTGGAACTGCTGGTCAGATTTTGGCAGTGTCAGGTGGCGTTCCTGCTTGGATAAATAATGATCAAGGCGATATAACTGAAGTTCAAGCTGGCACTGGTATTTCGGTAGCTTCAGGAACTGGCCCAATCCCAGTAGTAACTAACACAGTTGCAACCGCCTACGATGCTAAAGGCGATTTAATTGTTGGAACAGGTGCAGATACTTTTAGCCGCCTAGCAGTAGGCACAAACGGCCACACACTTGTAGCGGATTCTGCGCAAACGACAGGATTGAAGTGGGCTGCCCCTGCTGGTGGTGGCAAGGTGTTGCAGGTAGTGCAAGCTACTTTTTCAACAGCAACAACAGTTACTTCAACAAGTTTTACTGATACTGGTTTAAGTGTTTCTATTACACCAAGCTCTGCAACAAGCAAGGTTTTAATTTATGGCGTTCAGCAAGTTTTTGCAGAAAGAAACGAAACGACAGTTGGCGTTGGTATTCAATTAGTAAGGACTTCAACTGCGGTCTGGATTTCTGGAACTGGTGGATATGAGTCTTTTTCATTAAATGAGGCTTCAGAACAAATTACTGCGTTAAGAGGCTTATTGCCAATTATGTATTTAGACACTCCAGCGACCACTTCTGCGACAACTTACAAAATACAAGGCAGATGCTTTTCAACCGCAAATAGCGGAACTTCTACTTATCAAGAAAACTCTAGCCCATCAGTTTTAATAGCAATGGAGATAGGTGCATAATGAGTTATTTAGTTAAAGCCATAAAGAAATTAAAGCCAAGTGCTGAGTTTTCATTTACTGAAGATGATTACTCAACAATTAAATGGGATATCTTAGAAGGGAAAGCACCTACTAAAACTGAGATAGATGCAGCCATTGAAGAAGTCAAAGCAGATGAGGCACAGGCTGAGTTAGACAAAGCAGCCAAAAAAGCAACTGCAGAGGCTAAGTTAGTTGCTTTAGGTTTAGACCTAGACGATCTTCGCGCTCTCGGTCTTTAAGCACAAT